GAAGGAGAAAGTGTAGGAAAAGCAGCAGCAGGTGCTGGTGGTTTTCTTGCTGGAAGTTTGCTTGGTGGAGCAATCGGTCAAGCACTGATTCCAATACCTGGAGTTGGATTTGTTCTTGGTAGTATGGCAGGTGGATTTTTGGGTGGTTATGCTGCTGATAGAATATATGAAAGCGGAAGTTCTATAAAGAAAAAATTAGACGAAAGATTAAAAAAACAAGAAGCAAAGCAAAAAGGAGCAGTATCTGGTAGTGGTAATTTTGGTGATATTGTAAACAAATTTAGTTCTGCTGTAAGTAAATTTGAACAAGGTGTTGCACTGGGATTGTTTGGAACGGTAGAACAGAGTGGAAATCAACCAATGGAAGATGTATCTGATTCTGTTGATACTTCTTACGATGTGCAACAGAAAGACCAACAACAAACCGAAGCAGAAGAAACATATTCTGCGGAAGGTGGGGATAAACCATCATCAAATTTTACCTCAGGTTATGGTTGGCGTCGGGGAAGAATGCATAATGGAGTAGATTTTGCAAGTTCAAATGCATCTGCTCCTGTATCAGTCATACAACCAGGAATTATTGATACTGGTTATGAAGGTGGATATGGAAATTGGGTTGCTGTCAAACACGATAATGGGGCAGAAACTTTTTACGGTCATTTAAGTAAAGTGAATGTAAAAAAAGGACAAAGAATAGAAGCAGGAACAGTCATTGGAAATCAGGGAAGCACCGGACGTTCTACTGGACCTCACGTTCACTTTGAATATAGACCAAGTGGACCAGGAACAAAAGCAGTAGATGGTCGTGGAGTTGCTGATAGTTATTTTAGATTTGGAGGACAAGTTAAAGTAAAGAAAAGTCAAGAGAAAAAAACAAAAACAGATGTAGATAAAAAACTAGGGGAAGTTTCTACTGATTATCAACAAAAACCAAAAACAGGACAACAATTTTTTGCAGAACAAAAACAAATTACAGGAATTAAATCAGAACTTCAACCATCGGAACTTTATAAAGACACCAAAATACAAGAAATGGTAAAAAGTCCAGAAAAATACAAAGAAGGGATTGATAATATTCAGGGTGATAAAAAAATGGTAGTTGAAAAAATGTATAATGATTATCAAAAATATATAAAACAACAAAAAACAGCACCACAAGCACAGGTTGTTCCTGCTGCTGCTCCATCAGTACCTCAAGTACAAACTTATCCAACATATAATCAACCACAATCAAGTGTAACTGTAATGCCTATAATGATGGGAGGAGGTCAAGGTGGTGGAGGACAACAAAAACCAGTATATATTCCTGTTGGTGGTGGCGGAGGGAGCGGAACTGTAATTCTTCCTGGTCCGAGTGAAGGTCAGGTGGTAAATAGTTTAGTCAAAACATTATTACTTACTACTCTTTCTGGATCATAATGTCTATCGCAGTCGGCGCATTTAGACCAAATTATTTTGGTATACAATCATTAGATGGTAAAAATAAAGTTGATATAACTAACTCACTATTATTTTTTGATTATTTTGAAGATTTGTTATCTCCTTGTATAACCGCAATCGCACAAATAGCAAATTCTTCTTCGTTGTTTAATATTCTTCCAATCCGTGGTGGAGAAAAGGTTGCAATTAGTGTTAATACTGCATTTGGAGAATTTTTATTAGATGGCGATAGTGCATTATATGTAACTAAAGTAACTGGTTTGGATGCACAAACACCAAGTGAAACTTTCACTTTACATATGGTTTCACTTGAAGCACTTTCAAATGAAACATCAAGATGCGAAAAAAAATATAATGATGCAACAATTGATATACACGTAAAAGATATACTAAAAAATGTTTTAAATACAAAAAAATTTGATAATAAAAATATAGAAGTAACATCAAATAGTTATTCTTTTATTTCAAATAACAAAAAACCATTTCACATTTTAACTTGGTTGGGACCAAAATCTGTACCTACAACATCAGGTGGAGGTGGAACATCTGGTGAAGGTGAATATGCGAATGCAAAGGGAACTGCTGGATTTTTATTTTATGAAAATAAAGATGGATTTAATTATAGAAGTATTGATAGTTTAGTTTCAAATACTCAAATACAAAATCAAAGTGCAGATAAAGAAAAAATAATAACTTATACTTATACACAAATTATAGAAAATAATAATCAAGCAAACGAACTTAAAATCTTAAATTATGAATTTGAAAAAAATCAAGATTTAATGAAAGCATTACGAGTTGGTATGTATGCAAACAAAAATTATTTTTATGACTTATATTCAAATACCTTAGATATTTACAAATATACATTAAAAGATGAAATTGGAAATAAATTAGGAAATAATGATATTGCAGTTTCTGATGAATTTGGTGATAGTATTAGCCGCATTATGATTCGTGTTTCAGACCGAGGCGCATTAAATAGCAATGGTTCAATTTCTAATAAATTAAGAAGTGGTGCCGATATGGCTAAATCATATTCAAGATATAATATTTTGTTTACACAAGCACTAAATATGGTTGTACCTTGTAATGTTTCTTTGAAAATTGGAACTATTATTAATGTAATGTTACCAAGAATAGATAGGACAGATAATAAAGAAAATGACGACGAACAAAGTGGAAACTATTTGATTAAAGGATTAAGACATCATTTTGAAGGAGGACAAATGATTACTAGTTTAAGATTAATTCGTGATAGTTATGGTCTATATGGATCTAATAATATATTTTAAATAAAAATGATTGAAGAGGCACTGTTAAAATCTAATTATATTGGAAAAGATGGTTTTACTTGGTGGATTGGTCAAGTAGCACATACATCTGTTTGGGCGGAAAAATCTGAAATATCTGTTGAAGGAACTTGGGGAGCAAGATGTAAAGTTAGAATTATTGGATATCATTCTTTTGATGGAAATATTCTTCCCGATGAAGATTTACCTTGGGCACAAATACTATTAGATCCTTCTTTTGGAAGTTCGCAGGGAGGAATAGGAGGAACTATACATTTAAGAGGTGGCGAAACTTGTTTTGGATTTTTCTTGGATGGAGATGACGGACAACAACCAGTAATTTTTGGATTGCTTTATCGTAGTGAAGGAACTAAAAATTTACAAACAGAAGATGTTATAGCAAAAGAAAAAAGTTCAAGATTTAAACCTTTCACCGGTCATCCTGGTAATTTAGTTAAACCATCACAGAGAGATAGTAGAAATTCAAAAAAATTAGGAGATGCAGAAACTTCTCCTCTTTCGCAAAAAGATATAACAAATATTGCTTTTAATTCTGATTTTGGATTTTCAAGTTCATCTACTACAAATGTTTCAGCAACACCACAATATGGTGATAAGATCGCAGGTATTAGATCCGGAATACCTGCTGCGTCTACTTTGGCAGTAGAAAAAAAAGCAGATATTACTTTAACTAGACCAAATGGATGCGAAAATAATTTAATCGGCCAAATTACACAAATAATACAAGATTTTGTTGCAGTTACAAATGGACTTGATAGATATTTGCATACTTATATTGATCCAGTATTAAATGAAGTCGTAAATATTAAAAATTTAATTAAAAAAACTGCAAGTCAAGTTCTTGGAATTGTAAAATTAATTATTAATAATTTAAGAGGTTCAATTTTTAAATGTATTACTAAATTATTTACTAAACTGGTTGGATTGATAGTTCCAATACCACAACAAGTATATATTTTGGAGGCGATGAAGAAAATTTTAGATATAATTTTTTGTATTCTAGAAAAACTTCCTGCTAGCCTTCTTAATTTTCTTGAAGATATTTTTAATGATTTAGTTAATCCAATTAATGCACCTGCGTGTGCAATTGAACAATTGACTGCTGGTATTCTTTCAAGATTGATGAATGATATCGAAAATGCACTTTCCGGTATTATGTCTGGAATTAATTGGTTAACTAATGGATTGAGTTCAATTACTGGAATTCTAAATCAGGCAAATTCATTAGCATCACAAATTTTAAGTTTTCTTGAATGTACCGGACTTGCTTGTAAAACTCCAAGTGTTTGGGCTGCTAAATTTGGACCAAACGAAAAGGATGCTGATGATTGGCAAAAAATGGTCTCTAATGTAAATATATTGAATGGAATTAGTGATGGTTTGGGTTCTATTGAAGCAGCAATTGGCGAAACGCCACTTTATGGTGGTATTAATGGAAGATTTAATTCATTATATAACAACTGTAATCAAAAAGTATCAAATCCAACAAATCAAAATGATATTATTCCATTACCTCCTGGAGTGAGATATTCAAGTTGTATTCCGCCAATTGTAAGAATTGTTGGTGATGGTATTGGTGCAAATGCAGTTCCTGTTGTTGGTTCAAATGGTTCAATTTTTTCAGTTGAAATAACTAGTGGTGGGTTTGGATATACAGTAGAACCAACTGTAATGATTGTAGATAATAGTGGATATGGAAATGGCGCAACAGCAAATGCAATTATTGAAAATGGAAAAGTTTCTTCAATTTATGTAACCAATTATGGTTTTGGTTATTGTCCTGGAAATTATACTGGTATTGGTACTACTGGTACTGATGGTACTGGTCCAGGAATTGGCACTACTGGTGGTGGTACTGGTATTGGTACTACTGGTGGTGGCGCTAATACCCCCAAATCATTTATATCTTTGAGATTAATTTCTTCTAAAAATGTAGTTACGGAAGGAGATGATTTTGTAGTCTCTTTAATTACTGATAATGCAACGGACGGAACTAAAATTAATTATACGATTAGTGGTGTTCGTAGAGAAGAAATTGATAAAGATTTGACTGGATCATTTATTATAAACAATAAAACATCTACATTACCAATTAAAACCAAAGATAATCTTTTATATAATAGAGAGTTATTTACATTAAAATTAAATGATTATAGTAATTTTGTTGATGTTCTAATTAAAAAGAAAGAAACGATTACCAAATCATCTCAATATTCTTTAAGTTCTTCTCGTGATTTTGTTACTGCAGGAGAATCATTTACAATTAAATTAGATACAAAAGAAATACTAGATAATACTTTGGTTTCATATTCAATTACTGGAGTTGATGGAAATCTTTTATCAAATTCTCCATTAAAAGGATCTTTTAAAGTTATACAACAAAAATCACAAATATTAATTCAAACAAATAAAGATATAATTACTAATAATGCAATATTTACTTTAACACTTGATAATAAAAAGGCATATGTCTCGGTTCTTATTAAGGCTGTGTCTACGCCCTCTATTAAACCAGGTATAAGAACTGATGTGACTGGTTGTATTGAAAAAATAATAGTCATATCACCTGGTTATGGATATACAACTGGTGATAAAATTACTGATGGTAAAAATACTTATACTCCTATTGTTTCACCAAATAGCGGAGCAATTATAGATGTAACGCCATTAAATAATCCAATTTGTGGATTTGAAGAACCACCAGATCTTACTATAAATACAAACACAGGTATTGGTGCGGCATTTGTTCCACTTATGAAATATTATCCTATTTATATTTCAATCAATAAGCCTTATGATTTAATAGATCAGAAACGAATATCAACAGTAGGAATTAAAACAGTAATAGATTGCGTATGAGAAACCCATTTGCTAGACAACTTCCAGGATTTAGATTCGAAGCAGGGACAGATAGTGCCAAAAATGGAAAAATAGATATTGCTTGCACTACTGATAAGGGACAAGGACTTATCATTTACGAGAATGGAAATTCTGATTTTGTTGTAAATAAAACTTCAAAAGAAGTTGTAGGTCATAAAATCGCAGACGATAAAACACCAGCAAAAATAATTGAGGCTAAAAATGGAGATATTCATTTGAAAGCAATTAATGGAACTATTATTCTTGAAGCAAAAAATATTCGTATTATTGGTGTAGATGGTTCAGAAGGTGAAGTAACAATTCAGGGTTCTAAAATTGTAAAAATGAGTGCCCCAAATGTAGAAGTTCAATCGAGTGGTGCTGCAACAATTGCAGCGGCGCAAGGAGTAAATATTGCTGGCGCTTATACTGATATTTCTGCAAACACTCAAACTACAATTTCAAGTGGCGTAGATGCGGCATCTTCTTCTCTTTTGGGACAAGTATTAGCAGCAATTAAAAAATTCAAAGATTTTTTCAAATCCATATGTAACTAATGGCTGATTTAACAATTGCGAATGTTGGCGAAAAACTAGTTGTTGGGCAAGTTGATACTTCATTTTTAGCTGCTAGTTCTAGACTACTTCCAGGAACTGCTGTTTTGAATGGTCCTGTTTATATTGGAATGCCTGCTCAAATAGGAGTAGCAAGAGCGGCTTGTATGATTGGACCACCGATTTCAATTGCACTTCCAGTATCTTTGGAAGTTACAGGTATTACAAATCTTTTAGGCAACTTAAATGTTTTTGGCCTTTCTACCTTTAATGGGGCCTCCGTCTTTAATGGTGTTTCAACTAAAAATGGAGCAGACATATCAAATGGTGTAAAAATAAATAATGGTTCTCATATTACAAATGCTGCAAAAATGATTAATGGTACATTAGTTGTAACTGGCACTTGTACTATACTTGGATTGTTTACTGCTGCGGGTGGAGTTGCGGCACCATTTAAGTTATTTGATATTCCACATCCAACAAAAGAAAAATATAGATTAAGGCACGGTTGTTTAGAAGGACCAGAAAATGCAGTTTATACTCGTGGTAGATTGATAAATTCAAATATAATCAATTTGCCTGATTATTGGACTGGATTAGTTGATGAAAAATCAATCACAGTTCATTTGACTTCTTATATTTTACATCAAGAACTTTATGTTCAAAAGATAGAAAATAATCAAATAAAAATATTCAACAACTCTGGTGGAAAAATAGATTGTAGTTATATTGTATATGCAACAAGAAAAGATATTTCAAAACTAATTATTGAATATGAAGGAGAAGAAGTATGACTAGACAATCATTAAATCAAAAATATGACGAAGAATTGAATTCAATACAAAATCAAATTGTATCACTTGGTGAAATTAAATTACCAGTTCAATCTTCACTTAGTGAACTTATAACACCATTATCACAATTAGATGAAAGAATTGCAGAACTTACTGTAGATATTAATAAAAAAATATATGATATTTCAATTCTTTCTGGAATTGCTACTGTTTGTGGTTGTGGTACAGTTTTTACTGTTATGGATGAAAACGAAAATCAAATACAAATAAGTGTTGGTACTACTTATTATTACGAACAAGCAAAGGCTCATCGTATAAATGCAGAAAACACATCTTATTCTGGATTTGATCCATTTGCAAAACTTGATGGAACTGATGGTTCTACTTCTTTTACTTCTGGAATTGGTTCTACTACTGTTGTAGTAGGTGCAGATCAAAATTCTATTCTAGAATTAGTTATAGGTAATGTTGGTTCTGGTATTGGTGCAACTAATATTACATCTTATTTTGGAAGATCCTTATTAGGTGGTAGTGGTAGTGGAGCAAAAGCAGATGTAATAGTTACTGTTGGTGGAACTGTTGCAAATGTAATTGTAAATAATGGTGGATCTGGTTATGCGGTAAATGATAGTTTAAATATTCCTTTTTTCCCTGGTGCATCTTTTGTAGTTAATGATGTTGGTTCACCTATTCTTGGAATTGGTGTTGATACTTATATTGTTGCAAGTTCTGGAATTGGAAGTGAATTTATACCAGATATTGATATTACTCAAACAAGTTCTTGCCCAACATCTTGTGCTGCTTATGGAGCACAAGTTGATGCTCTAAAAGCAGATATAGCTACACTTAGAAGTCAAAGGGATGCAATTATGGTGGGATCAAATTCAATTAAAGTTGAAACAAAAAAATCTTATGTTCAACGATATTCTTATAATTTTGCAGAAACAGAATTAAATAAAAGAAAAACCGAAATTGATGCGGTTAGATTTGTTTTAAATAATCCTACTTACAATCAATACTTCTCGTGAGCATACTTCTTAGAAATAGAATTACTGGTATTACTACATCAACTGATTTGTTCGGTGAGGACCTTGCTTTATTTTTAAGAGAATACCCAGATTTAGTTAAAGTTGGTATTGGGACAACTGCAAATCAACCATATTATATTTTATTAAATGAAACAACAGAAGAATTTAGATCACCTTATGTAAATAATGGACTTTCTTATAATCCATCAACAGGAACTTTAAGTGCTGGTGTTTTTTCTGGGAATGGTTCGGGATTATCTAATGTTACTGCAACTGGATCTGGAATTGATATCAAAGCTAATAATGTATTAGTTGGTACAGCAAAAACTGTTAATTTTGGAAATAATTTAAGTGTTGCTTTTTCGTCTGGTATTTCTACTATTTCTGGTGCAGATTCAGTTTCTTTTGCAACTTATGCGACATCAAGTGGTATAGCAACTTATGCGACTAACTCTGGTATTGCTACTTATGCGACATCAAGTGGTATAGCAACTTATGCGAGATCAGCAGGTATTGCTACTTATGCGACATCAGCAGGTATTGCTACTTATGCGACTAACTCTGGTATTGCTACTTATGCGACATCAGCAGGTATTGCTACTTATGCGACTAACTCTGGTATTGCTACTTATGCGACTAACTCTGGTATTGCTACTTATGCGACATCAGCAGGTATTGCTACTTATGCGACATCAGCAGGTATTGCTACTTATGCGACTAACTCTGGTATTGCTACTTATGCGACAAACTCTGGTATTGCTACTAATGTAACTACTAATGCAAACTTGACTGGACACGTAACGTCTGTTGGTAATGCAGCGGTATTAGGTTCATTTAGTTCTGCTAATCTTGCAACAGCACTCACCGATGAAACAGGTTCTGGTTCTGCTGTATTTGCTACAAGTCCAACTCTAGTCACACCAGCATTAGGAACTCCAAGTTCTGGTAATCTTACTAATTGTACTAGTCTTAATGCATCACAACTTTCTACTGGTACTGTACCAACTGCTAGATTGGCTTCTGGTACTGCAAATTCTTCTACTTATTTGAGAGGCGATCAAACTTGGCAATCAATATCAGCACCAGCAGCAGAATTTACTTCTGGTACTACTATAGTGTTCTATCAGGCATCAGCACCAACTGGTTGGACGAAATCTACATCTCACGATAATAAAGCATTACGAGTTGTTTCTGGAACTGGTGGAGGTTCTGGTGGTTCCTCCTCATTTACTTCTGTATTTGCAAGTAGAGGGGTTCCATTACCAGAACACAATCACTCTGCAAGTTCTGATGCTCACAATGGACACCAACACTCAGGATCAACAGACAATCGAAATATAGATCACAGTCACTCATTCACGACTGGCGGCCAAAGCGCAAATCATACTCATGCTTTTACGACTAATTATGTTGGTGATCACCAACATTCTATGAACCTGTATAGTAGTGGAAGCGAAGCAGGTGGATATGGATTAAATTTTTCTGGTGGTTTTGAGAATAGAGTTAAGGTTTCTGTTAGTGGTGGTGATAATACCGCTGGGGCAGGTGGTCACGATCACGGTGGAACTACTGCTGGAGTAAGTGTAGACCACAATCACAGTGGAACCACTTCTGGTGTTAGTGCTAATAGTAGTCACTCACACGATTTTACAACTCAGACTGCAGGTTCTCACAGTCACTCTATTACGGTCAACAATAATGGTACTGCTGGCGCGTCTATGGACTTTGCAGTTCAGTATATTGATGTTATAATATGCAGCAAGAATTAATTAATTTATGAAACTCGAACAAGGAAAATATTGTCCATTAATTAAAAAGGATTGTGTAGGACTTCAGTGCTCTTGGTTTACTCAAATTCGTGGTATGAATCCAAATACAGGTGAACCAGTAGATGAGTGGGGATGTGCGATTACTTGGATGCCTACTTTATTAATTGAAAATTCACAACAACAAAGGTCAACAGGTGCTGCTGTTGAAAGTTTTCGTAATGAGGTAGTAAAAGGAAATCAAGAAAATCAACAACTTTATATTCAATCAATTCAACCAGGAATGATTGCGAATAATATACTTTCTGAAAATATTCAAAATGTACTAAAATCTGGAGATATAGAATGAAATTAATCTTTATCGTATCGGAAAAATTTATTAGATTGGATGATGAAAGTTTTTTGAATATCAAGGAAGACCTATCTTGGGTTCCTTCTAATGTTCATGCAGTTATTTGGAATGATGATGCGGGTTATATTGAATATAAAAATGCACCTAAAGAAACAATTAAAGAACTTGGAATTTACGAACAAGTACTTGAAATTTTTGATGCAGAAAAGCAAAGAAGAATGAGAGAGCAATTAGCAGAAGAAGAATTGAGGGAGGCATCCAGAGATTATTGGAAAGAATTGAGAAATAAAAGAGATTTTCTACTTTTGCAATCGGATTGGACGCAAGGAAATGATAGTCCACTAAATTTACAACAAAAAGAAGAATGGAAAATATATCGCCAGGCATTACGAGATGCACCTGCAAATACGATAGACCCAAAGAGTCCAGTCTGGCCACTGTCCCCTTCTCCTTGAACTCACACTCAGTCCGTGCTATGATAGTTGGGTAAAACGACCCCCTCAACCCATTATGATGATTAGCCGAGACGTTTTGGCCGAACTTCAAGAACTACACGAAGATGTAGCAGAACATTTTGCAGATGTGAATATTGTAAGTGGAGAACTTTATTGGACTTGTGTGGAGTCACTTGCAACTGCAAAACTTGCCGAACTTCGTGGTGAACTTGTAAGATAATATAAAAAAACATATAGTGTCTAAATAAGACAGAAGAAATATCTGTGTTTATAAACGATGCCGTTATCAAGATTAGAAAACTTCCTAAAGAATGCTGAAGGAAATATTCTTTATGTAAATCCATCAGATTTTGATGCAACTGATAGTTATGAGAATAAAGGCAATTCGTTAACGAGACCTTTCAAATCTATTCAAAGAGCATTAATTGAGTCTGCAAGATTTTCTTATCAATCAGGAAGAAATAATGATAAGATTGATAGGACTACAATTCTTGTATATCCAGGCACACATTATATTGATAATCGTCCTGGATATGTTTTAGATTCAAGTGCGGTTCTTTATCGAAGAACTGGTTCTGGTTCTGGTGCAACTTGGACTACGAGTGGTGCATCAATTACTGAACTGGGGCCTTCATTTAATACAGATATTTTTAGTGCCTCAAATGACCTTTATAAGGCAAATTCTTCTTCTGGTGGTATCATTATATCTCGTGGCACCTCAATTATTGGATTAGATTTAAGAAAAACAAAAATCCGTCCACTTTTTATTCCAGATCCATTAGATGATTATATTGACAATACTTCTATTTTTAATGTAACTGGTACTTGTTATTTTAGTACATTTACATTTTTTGATGGTGATGTAAACCGAAGTGTTTATAAAAATTATGATAATACATCATTTGTTCCTACTTTTTCCCATCATAAATTAACAGCATTTGCATATGCTGATGGTGTAAATGAAGTCAAAATGGGATCTACTAGAACTGGTCTAACTGACCTTCAAATGTATTATTATAAATTGTCTTTGATATATGGAACTGCATCGGGAAGACCACTTGCGGATTATCCAACTGGTAATGATTTTGAACCATCAGTAGACGAATATCGTATTGTTGGTAACTTAAATGCAAATGCGATTGGTATTACAAGTATTCGTGCTGGTGACGGAAATACCTCATCGCAAATAATTACGGTAGATACATCTACAGAACACGGTTTATATGCTGATACTCCATTTTTGGTAAGTGGTGTTGGAATAGATACTGGTGTTTATAATGGATCTTTTACAGTAAAAGACGTTGTAGGACTTACAACATTTACATATAATGCAACAAGTGCTCCGGTAGTTCCTTTACCAGATCCAAACACACAATTACAAAATTCTCAAATTATTGTAGAAGTTGATAGTGTATCTTCTGCATCTCCTTATATTTTTAACTGTTCTTTAAGATCAGTTTATGGAATGTGTGGAATGTGGGCGGATGGTAGCAAAGCTACTGGATTTAAATCTATGGTTGTTGCTCAATATACTGGCATATCATTACAGAAAGATGATAATGCATATATTGAATATGATTATAGTAGCAAGTCATTTAAAAATAATGATGAATCGGAGCATTCACCATTACATACTTATTCTTATTCAATTTATAAACCATCATACGAAAACTATCATATCAGGGCATCAAATGGTGCAATTATACAGGTAGTTTCTGTATTTGCAATTGGATTTGCAAGACACTTTGTTGCCGAAAGTGGTGGCGATATGTCGATTACTAATTCCAACTCTAACTTTGGCGCAATATCATTAGAGTCGATTGGATTTCGTGTGGATTCTTTTGATAGGGACAATAAAGGTTATATTACACACGTTATTCCACCAAGGGAAGTCACTACAGCAGAAACCGAAAGCACTTGGTTATCATTAGATGTAGGACAAACAATATCAGTTGCAAATCCTTCTCGTTTATATTTGTTTGCATATAAAAACCGAGAAATTGCTCCACCTCATCAAATTGATAGTTATCGTGTTGGCGCAAAGCAAGGAGATATGCTGAATTTACCTGTAACTGTGGGTACTTCACTTTCGGCATATTCTGCTCCAATTTTAATGCAATCACCTGATGGAACTACATTTAGTTCTAAAAAAGTTTCTGTTGTTGGAAGAACTGCAGGAATTAATAGTATTTCTAATAATATTTTTACATTAACTGACAATCATAAATTTTATAATGGAGAAAAGATTAGAATTTTTAGTGATAATGCAGAAGCACCAAATAATATTGAATTGAATAAAGTTTATTATGTAAGTACAACTGGATCAGCAAATGCAATTAAAATTTCTCCAACATATAATGATGCAATTGCTGCAATACCAAGAACAATTAGTGGAATTAATAATCTTGGCGGAAATTTAAGAATAGTTAGTTCGGCAACAGATAAACAACCAGGAGAAGTTGGATATCCAATTCAATATGATACGGCAGTATCATCTTGGTATATTAATAGTTCTTCTACACAAGATAATACAATTTATTCTGTAATTGTAGGTCTTGGTACAACTGGTCTTGGATTAGAAAGTGGTTCTACATTTATCAAAAGAAAATTAGATAATCGTTCTCTTTCGGATCGTGTTTATAAGATGCGGTATGTGATACCAAAAGAAGCAACAAATGCTCGTCCTCCTGTTGCTGGATATATTATTCAAGAAACCAGCACAACTGGAATTGGAAGTGCAAGTATTTTAACTAATAGTCTTTCTAGTCCTTTGGATTTAAGAAATCCAAAGATTATTACAAATGCTTCATATTCTTCAAATACAATCACCATTACAACCGAACTTCCGCATAATTTTAAAACTGGTGATATTGTAAAAATACAAAATATCAAAAGTAGCAATAATCCAGTTGGAACTGCTTCTTCTGTTTATAATGGTTCATTTAAGATTTCGTCAATTCCAAGTTCAAAAACTTTTGCAATTGCTGGAATTTCTACAAATCCTGGATCATTTACAAATATTACAAATCAAAGAACAACAAATCAACAAGTTGCCGCACTTCCAAGAGTTTATCGTGAAAGATACGAAAATACATTCTTCATTTACCGAATAGACGAAATCAAAAAGCACATTCCTGGTTCTTCTATTTCCGGTCAGGATGGAATTTATCACTTAACTGTGATGAGCTCGGATGTTTCACCATCACTTGCAAATGTTGGATATGGTATTAGTCTTAAAAATTTCAATCAGGATGTAAGACATCTTTATCCTCAAATGGATCGTGATAATTATAACTCTGATCCAAATGAAACATCTTCTTATGGAAATGTTAAACCTCTTGGTACTGTAAATGTTGATGATAAAAGAAATTCAATCACAAAAGAAGCAATTAATGCATTTTTAAAAGAAAATACTGTTGGATATGCAATTACAGGAGCAATTGTAAGTGGCACTGCGGTTACGTTCTTTACAGATAGAGAACACAATTTAAATTCTATCAAAACTTTATCTTTAACTAGTGGTGGTTCTGGTTATGGTTCTACTACTCTTTATTCTGCCGAACTTATAAATGCTTCAATTGTAGGAAAAAATGGTTCGGTAAAAGCAACTTTAGGTGGTGGTGGTGGAATTTCAGCAGTTGAAATTGTAGATGGTGGTGCTGCTTATGGTGTTGGAAATACGATGACGGTATCAGGAGGAACATCTCTTGCTGTTGTATCTGTAACTTCCATAAACAATAATGTAAATGATGCATTACAAGTTGTAGGATTTGCAAGTGAAGGATATAATGGTGTGTTTAGAATTACTGCGGTTCCTAATGCAAAATCAATTACTGTTTATAATCCAAATAATGTAACAGCATTTGTATCTAGAACAGACGGAAAAATACCTTTTGTATCTGTTGTAGGTAAAGGTTCTTCAATATCGAATTTAATTTTTTCTGATATTACAACTGGTATTACAACTGTTATTACAACAAGTTCTCACGGTCTTGTTGTTGGAAATAAGTTTTCAATTGTTGGTACTGGAAAAACTATTTTTGATAGTTCATTTACAGTTAAAGAAGTTGTAGGAATTAATACATTTACATTTAATGTTGGTAATTTAACATCAACAGAATCATATAATGGTAATGGATATGTACTAAGACAAGGAATTGCAGCAAATGCTCTTGCTGTTGGTGAAGGAGAAATCAATCTTGCAGGACGCACATCTTACATTTATGCAGGTATTAGCACTACACTTTCATCTGCATTGAGTGCTTCTGATACATCCATTACTCTTGCATCTATTGGTGGATTTTCAAAAGGAGATTATTTGCAAATTAATGCAGAAGTTTTGCGTATACAAAATGATGCTTGCACTAATGTACTTCGTGGTCAGTTTGGTACAATTGCTGCTGCATATGATAACGGAACACTTGTAAAGAAAATAAGAGTAATTCCAATTCAATTTCATCGTCCGTCTTATCTTCGTGCATCAGGTCATACATTTGAGTATCTTGGATTTGGTCCAGGAAATTATTCAACTGGTATGCCTCAAAAGCAAGATAGAATATTAAGTGGAGATGAAATTATTGCTTCGCAAGCTAGAGAACAAGATGGCGGAACAATTGTTTATACTGGAATGAATGATAATGGTGAATTTTATTCTGGTGCAAAAAAACTTATTTCTGTAACTGGTGAAGAAGAAGTATTTGATGCACCTGTATTTACATATACTGGTGATGATGCAAATACAGATAGCACAAAGAGATTGAGTGGAATTTTTGATGATTTGGTTGTAAGAGATCGTATTACGGTAGAAGGTGGAGAAAATAATAATCAAACTTCACAATTTTATGGCCCAGTTAATTTTACACAAAAAGTTACAAGTACTGCTGCTGCTGGTGTTGAAGTTAAAAATTTATTTCTTAAGGGGAATACTGCACAACCAAAACTAATCACAGTTGGAATATCAACTCCGACTTCTGCTGATATTCCTGGTGCTCGCACTGGTGATATTTCATTATCTGGAACACCACAACTAGGTAGTTATCTTGGTCACATTTATATTAATGGAGACTGGAGAAGATTTGGATTAATCAGTTCTCAAAAGGATTTAGGTTACTATAGAATGGACAAATTGGGAATTGGTGGAACAACATCAGTTTTTAATGGTACTCAACTTTTTGAAGTGAATGGGCAAGCATTAATTAAAGATCTTTATGTGACTGGAAATGTAACATTTGCAGCACAACAAACTTTTTCAAATCTTGCATTTGAAGGTATTACAATTTATAATGATGCATTTTTCCCTGGAACAAATTCAAGTGGTGGAATTGCAACTGCTTATACACAAAGACACGCACAAGGCATTTCGCAACTTTATAATTTAGAAGTAATTGGTACTGCGGCAACATTTACAAATGCAAAACTAACAGTTCAAAGTTCATTTAATTCTACATTTACTGGTCTTTCTACTTTTGCCGGTCAATTAAATATTGGTATTTCATCAATTGGAAATCTAAATGTTGTTGGTATGACTACTACCAGTAATTTAAACGTAACTGGTATTACATCAGCTACATTTGGTGGAACTATCGGTGCTGGATTTACTGGTTCTACGTCTGGAATTACAACATTAAGAGCATCTGCCGTTGCTTCTGGTATTCTTACATTACCTGCTACAACTGATACATTAATTGGAAAAGCAACAACTGATATTTTAACAAATAAGACAATTGATACTTCTACTAATACTATCACAGGTCTCACAAATGCTAATCTTTCTGGGTCTGCTGGTATTACAAATGCAAATTTAGCAACTCCTACGATTTCTGGTATTTCACTTGGAAGTAATCTTGCAACATTAACATTTGGGACATATTTGTCTGGAACTTCTTATAATGGTTCTACTGCGGTTACGATTGCAACAAATGCATCATCAACTGGTACTAGTAATATAGTTGCTCGTGATGCTTCTGGTGACTTTACAGCAAATAGAATTACTTCATCCATTAAAGCGAATGGATTGACTGAAGGTGTAACTATAAGTGCTTCTGCTCTTACTGGTTCTAATAATATTGATTTGATTGCAAATAATGTTTATCTTTATACTGCAAATACATCAGGAAACTTTACATTTAATTTCCGTGCAAATTCTTCTACTTCGTTAAATACATTCCTTTCAGTAGGAGAGTCAATTACTGTTGCAATCTTAACTACACAAGGGTCAACTGCATATTATAATACAGCAATTACAATAGATGGAAATGCAGTCACGCCAAAATGGTATGGTGAAGTCACACCAACATCTGGAAATATAAATGGTATTGATGTTTATACCTATGTGATTATAAAAACTGCTAGTGCTACATTTACTGTAATTGCATCACAATCACAATATAAGGCTTGATACTAAATGTCTCCACTTTTAGGTTCTACTGGTTTAGTTTCTTATTATTCTTATAGAGGAAATATTGATACACTTCCTGATGTGTTTTCAATTGGTGCAGATGTTACAGATGTAGAAATAGATGCAGAAATCACAAGAACAACTACAATTACTGGTATTAACTATAAAGCAAAAGTAACACCAAGTTCTGGTGCTACAATATCTGTAAATGGAAGTGCATATACTTCTACACCACAATATGTAAAAAACAATCAATCAATATCAATTAAATTTACACCAACTGACTATGAAACAACTTATACTGTATCATTAACTGTTGGAAAACGAAGTGATGCTTATACTATTCTTACAAGAAATCGCCCAGAAGATGGAATACCTAATGCATTTAGTTTTACCGATCAAACAGATGTAGATCCACCATTTAGAACTAATGTAGAAAGTAATGTAATAACTTTGAGTGGAATGTCTAATGTTCCTTCTGGGCAAACACCAAGAACAAATGATATTGGAACTGCAAGTATTAGTGGAAATAGCGCTCAATTTAAAGTTATAAGAGATGGCGCAGTTGTAAGAGTTTATGGAACTGGAAATTTTTCAGTTCTAAATGGAGACCAGATACAGTTGCGTATGAATGCAGGAGGAAATGCACAAACAGTTTCTACTACATTTAGTGTAACTGGAACTGATACTACAAATTTAGCAAGTCCTGTTACATCAACTGTAAGTGATACTTGGAGTATTACATCTAGAACTTATACTGCAACTATTACTTTAAGTGCAAGTCCAGGTACGGTGGATTATAATCAAGCATCAACGATTAGTTGGACTTCGCAAAATATTAGTGGTCCAATTAGTATTACTAATATTGGAAATGTTAATGGCGCAAGTGGTAGTAGATCTACTGGAAATTTAAATGGAGGTGCTGGTGGTGGTTCTAGATCATTTACAGCAACTGCAAATACATTATATTCACCACCAGCAACAGTTACATCAAATACAGTAACAGTAAATATAAATCCACCACCAGCACCAAGTGTATCATTAAGTTCTGGTAATAATAATATTGCTTATAATAGTTCAACAACATTATCTTGGAGTTCTAGTAATGCTACAAGCGTGAATAGTTCTACTGATAATTTTGCTAGAAATAATTTAAGCGGAAATAATTTTAGTACTGGTAATCTTACACAATCAAAAACTTATACGATTGTTGTTGGTGGTCTTGAAGGTCAAACTGCAACTTCGAGTGTGACGATAAATGTAGCTGCACCACCAGTACCAACAGTATCATTAACTGCTGATAGTTATAGTATTGCTTATAATAGTTCAACGACTTTGAGGTGGAGTTCTAGTAATGCTACAAGCGTGATTAGTTCTACTGATAATTTTGCTGGTTCTAACACAAGCGGAAGTTTCAATACTGGTAATCTTACACAATCAAAAACTTATACGATTGTTGTTGGTGGTCTTGAAGGTCAAACTGCAACTTCGAGTGTGACGATAACAGTACCAGAAGAACCAGAAATCGTAAAACACATTACTTCAAATACAACAAATGCAGATGCTCAAAGTTATTTTGGGTCAACTGATTGGACAAGAAGTGTAAGAAAAAGATTAGTGATTAATGGTGGTGTTGTAGTTGGTTCAACCAATCCTAATGCAGCAGCACTTAGCATTACGGCTGGAGTTGTTGGTGCTTTTGTATTAGAAAATAATGGTTCCATTCAAGGTGCTGGTGGTCTTGGTGGAGTAGCAAATGGTGGAAATGGCGGAAAGGGCGGAAATGCCATTATTATTAATAATAAAGGAACTGGTGGTACGGTAAGTATTACAAATAATGGAAGCATTTATGCTGGCGGCGGTGGCGGCGGTGCTGGAACCAAAGGTGGTAGAGGTGGTCAAGGTGGTTCTGGTAGTTATCAAGTAAATAATCCCACTCAATATTTTCAGGAAGATCCTCAATGTAATTTGGCATGGGGTCAATGGACATGTGCTGGAAATTTTGTTGCTCTTGCAAATTATAATAATTCCGGATGTGTTGCGGCACCATACGGAAGAACAATTACATGTAATGCGTTTAGGCAGGCTGATAATAGCACCGGTAATGGTCGCTATCTAACTCAAGATAATTATTCTACAGTAGATACAACAGGAGGAACTGGAGGAGAAGGCGGAAATGGTGGAAATGGTGGTGTAGGACAAGGATATGCTCAAAATGCTGCGGCTGGTGCTGGTGGTGCCGCTGGTACTGCTGGTGCTGCTGGCGGCACAAATGCCGGAACCGGTGGACAAGGAGGAACCGGCGGATCTGGTGGATCTGGTGGAGGTCTTGGTGCCGATGGTTCTAATGGGTTACAAGGAAATACTGGTGATACTGGAGCATCCGGAAATGTAGGCGGTGGTTCTGGCGGACTTGCCGGAGAACTTCCAGTTGGAATAAGAGGACTTGCTGGATATTATATTAACGGAATTGATAATTTAGATGGAGGTGTTGGTGGAACAGTAGGCGGAAGAACAAAAAATTTAGGAGATCCAGCAACAACTAATTGATAATAAATAAAACGAACTTCAAAATGTTATAATGACCGAAAACCAATATCCTTCTTTACCAGAACAAGGAAAAAACTTAGCTAAGTTTAGTTTTGATTTGATTAAAAATGCACTTCAAGGTGGAGGACTTACAGTTTCTGCTGAAGTACAAGCACAAAGATTGGAAATCTGTAAAACTTGCGAATGGTATGATGATACTCAAACCAGATGTAAACATTGTGGATGCTTTCTTCCTGCTAAAGTTTCTTTTGCATTAGATAGTTGCCCGGTTAAAAAATGGACTGAAAATGAAGAAACTTGGATGAATGAAAAATTTGACGAGATTATGAAAAAAACTCAAGACCAACAATCCTAAATAAAATCATAGTTATTTTACATACATATGAAATCACAAGAAATGCTTGATACTTTGATTGAAAAATCATCAAAACTACAACAAGAACTTTTGAATCTTGAAAGAGAGTTTAATATTAAAAAAGAACAGTTTATTCGTCATCAAGGAGCTATTGAAGCACTTCAAACTGTTATTCAAGAAGAAGATTTATAAATAAACAAAAGGACTTATATAAGTTCTGTTTTTAATGGTATATACCGAGAATGAATATCAATGGCAACTCCTTTTAGAATTAAAAGGTCTGCGATACCAGGCAAGAAACCGGTAGTTGCAGATTTACAGTTAGGCGAATTAGCTCTTAATACTTATGATGCAGAACTTTATACCAAACGAGAAAGAAGTGGTATAGGAACTGATGTCGTAAGACTTGGTGCCGGAGCAACAGTTACAAATATTTTATATGTTACGAAAGATGGAAGCGATACAAACACAGGAAGAAAACTTGGAGACGCAAAAGCAACAATCGCAGGAGCAGTTGCAGCAGCAACAGCAGGAACTGTTATTAAAATTGCTGCTGGAACTTATATAGAAAATAATCCAATCACTTTACCCGACCAAGTAAGTGTTGTTGGTGATAGTTTAAGAGAAGTATCAGTATCACCACAGAATGCAAATGAAGATTTGTTTTATGTTGCAAATGGTGATTATATTGCAGAAATGTCTTTTACTGGGTCATTAAATTCTGGTAAGGCAATCTTTGCATTTAATCCAAGTCAAGTTGGATATTTTAATCAGTCACCTTACGTTCAAAACTGTACTAACTTTATTCCAAATAGTATTGGAATGAAGATTGATGGTTCCAAGGCAATAGGACCATTAAAGTCAATGGTTGTTGACTCTTATACTCAATATAATCAAGGTGGTATTGGAGTTTCAATTACAAATGAAGGATATGCTCAGTTAGTTTCTATTTTTACCATTTGTGATGATATTGCGATTTTCTGTGGTTCTGGTTCTGCTTGTGATTTAACTAACTCTAACTCATCATTTGGTAATTATGGATTAGTTGCTGATGGTGTTGGTTCAAAGAAATATACCGGAATCATTACAACTGCCGCAGATGCAAATAGTGATACTTTTGTTTTAGATTTAAATGTTCCAACACTTGGAATACAGACTGCTGTTTATAATAATACTGTTGGAATTATCACAATCACCACAACCACAAATCACAACTTTAATGTGGGAATGGGTGTTTCAATTGCCGGACTTGGATTTACCTGTCCTTCTGGACCTGGAATATCTACTTTTCCTTCTGGAAACTTTGGATATATCTTTGAGGTTGCTGCTATTGGAGCCGCAAATAGTTTCTCTGCTTATGTTGGAGTTTCTACACTTTCGCATACTTATAATTCTGGTGGAACTGTTAAAATAAATACCACAAGACCTTATGACGGTCAGGTAGTGTATTTTGATGAACTTTATTATACTGTTGGTGGTGTGACTGTTGGTTCTGGTGGAACTGGTTATACTCAAAATGTAGACATTACTTTTAGTGACCCAAGTGAACCTTGGGGAATTTCTGCAACTGCCGTAGGTGAAATTACAAATGGTTCTGTGACTTCTGTGGAAATGGTTTCTAATGGAAGAGGATATACAGGAATACCAACAGTAACTTTTGCATCACCAAACTCTGGAATTAATACTGCAACAGGAACTGCAAATCTAATTCCAACTTATTATTCTATATCAAGGTCAACACCAATATCTGGTGGTATTTGTACAATTACGGTAAGTGACAATGTTCCCTATGCAGTCGGTCTTGGTTCAACTGTTCCTTTCTTTAAGCAAAGTCGGGTATTAGCATCAGGACATTCTTTAGAATATATTGGTTCTGGAACTAATATTAATGGTGCTCTTCCTAATCAAGGTGGAGTTCCAATTCAAGAAAATGAAATTGATATGAGAAATGGTGGTCTGGTTATATTTACATCAACAGACCAAGCAGGAAACTTTCGTATTGGTGATGGTGTTGTGATTAATCAACAGTCTGGAACTATTTCTGGTACTTTTTATTCCAAAAGTTTATTTTCAACAATGACACCATTCATACTCGCATTAGGAGGAGATTAAAAAAATGGCATTAGCACTTAATGTATTTCAAACAATTACGGCAGTTGTATCTACAAGTCCAACCATAATATATACCGCACCTGTTGGTTATACCGGTGTTGTTCTTTTAGCTCAAGTCGCAAATATTGGGGCATCTTCATATGATGTTTCATTATCACACCAAAGAAGTGTAGTTGGAGTAGCAGTCACCACAGAAATAGTTAAAAGTTTTCCAATTCCAGCAAATGATTCGGCAAGTTTTCTTGCCGGAAAGTTAATTTTGGAAAGTGGTGATAAGTTAGTTTTATCTGGTAATAATGCATCTAATTTGAAGTTCATTGGTAGTATTTTAGAAACTCTTAACTAAATGGCAAAGTATATCAGTAATCGTCTACAAAATCTTAAGATTGGTATTGTTTCTTATACCGAAAATAAAACAGTACTTGAGGTTACTGGTAATGTAGGTATCAAAACTGCTAATACACAGGACTATGAGTTATATGTAAATGGTGATACAAATGTTAGTGGTGATGTTACGGCTCAAAATTATTATGGTTCTGGTGCAAATCTGACCGGTATTTCTACATTTGTAAATACTAATATTACTAATGGTATTTTTTCTAATATTTATGTTTCTGGAATTAGTACATTAGGTATTACAAGTGCTACCAACTTAACAGCACAGCAATTGAATGTAAGTGGTATTATAACTGCGTCTCAACTTTCTACTGGTGTATCTGGTACTGGTATTAATATTAATACAGATACCATCAGTGGTCCTGCAACTCTTACAATAGACCCTGCTGCGGTTGGAGATAATACTGGTGCAGTTAGAATTAAAGGTGACTTATATGTAGATGGAACTCAATTTATTGTTAATTCCACAATCATAGAACTTGCTGACTTTAATGTTGGTATTGCAACCACAGTAGGAACAAATGCATTTCTTGATGGTGCTGGTATTGGTATTGGTTCTATTGGTATAAGAAAGACAATACAATGGCAGAATAGCAGTAGTTCATTAAAATCAAGTGAAAATTTTAATCTTAATGTTGGAAAAACATATAAGATTGATGAAACTGACGTACTTTCTAATACTACTTTAGGAAGTGGTGTTACTAATTCATCATTGACTTCTGTTGGAACACTAAAGCAACTTAATATTTCTGGAGTTTCTACATTAGGAACAGTAACAATATCTTCTGGTATTATTAGTGCAACAGTTGGTGTAGTTACTTATTATGGTGATGGTTCTAATTTACAAGGTGTAAATGCATTTAATGTTATTAATCAAGACATTACTTCGTCTCCAGTATTTCCTACATTTGCTTCTAATATTGGCGTAAGTTCAGTTGGTATTTCTACTACAAAATTAGTATTTGTTCCTGCATCTGGTAATCTTGGTTTAGGTACTACAAATCCCACATCAAAACTTCACGTTGTTGGTGATGGTTTATTTACGGGAGTAGTAACTGCAACTACATTTTATGGTAATATAAGTGCAACTGGTGGTTCTGGTTTCATTAATGCTACAAATATTAATGTTGGTGTTGGTACAATCACTAGTTTGTTTGGAACTAATCTAAACTATTCTGGTGTTTCTACTGTTGCCGGAGTTCAAATCTCTTCTGGTATTATTACAGCAGTTGGTTTAGGTACTGTAGTTTATTATGGTGATGGTTCTAATTTACAAGGTGTAAATGCATTTAATGTTATTAATCAAGACATTAATTCGTCTCCAGTATTTCCTACATTTGCTTCTAATATTGGTGTAAGTAGTGTTGGTATTTCTACTACAAAATTAGTTTTTATACCTGCATCTGGTAATCTTGGTTTGGGTACTACAAATCCACAAGCAAAACTTGATGTAGTAGGAAACATAAAAGTATCTGGAGTTTCTACATTAGGAACAGTAACAATATCTTCTGGTATTATTAGTGCAACAGTTGGTGTAGTTACTTATTATG